AAACTAGATGAAAATGGACAACCTATTTACCGCCCAGACGGTAAGGTCTTAAAAGGACCAAACTACAAACCTCCAAACCTAACTGATCTTCTCAATGTCTAATTATATCGCACGTACAGGACGTGTTCAATCATGGATCGATGATCCTACACATCGCCTCCCCGTCAGCTGTACGGTCTATACCGTAGAGAATGAGATGGAGGGACCGAACGGAATCGAGGCCAGCTGGCGCTTCGCTAGCCACGCCCTAAGGTATGGGGCAGGTTGTGCTATTCATCTCTCTAAACTTGACCCTAAAGGTTATACAAGAGAGTCAGGAGTTACTGCTTCTGGTCCTGTAAGTTTTGGTAAAATTTACTCTTCTTTAAATGAAATACTACGAAGGGGTGGGATTTATAAAAATGGTGCAATTGTTCTGCACCTTGACTTATCCCATCCTGATGCTAGGGACTTTATCACTACTAATAGATCTGAATTACCTTGGGTTAAACGATGCATCAACATCAATGAAGATTGGTGGCAGGATTGTACGTTCAAGGAAGAATTACTACATGGAATCAAATCAGGTGACATCTGGCTCAACAAAGTAAAATATGACAATGAAGGAAATCGCATCAGAGGTAACGTCTGTCTCGAAGTATACCTGCCATCACGAGGTACCTGTCTACTACAACATATCAATCTTGGAGCCTGTGAGTTCGACGACATCCCACGAGCATTTGTTGAAGGTATGTCCGAGTTGTGCAGCCTACATAGTAGAACAGCTGTCGGAGATACTGGAGAATACCTCCCGCCTGAAGTTGATAGACAAGTGGGACTCGGAATGCTTGGTCTCGCAAACCTCTTACGGCGGTACGGAGTAACATACGAACAATTTGGAAGAGCGTTAGATCAATATAACAACAATGAAACTATTCGATCTGCATCTTATGAACTTGTCTCTCAAATTGCTTCAGGAATTAATCAAGCAGCCACAATTGCTCGCGAGTATAATATGGTTCGAGCCTTTGCTATCGCGCCAACCGCCAGTTGCAGTTACAGAAGCGTGGATTTGGATGGCTATACTAGCACACCAGAAATCGCTCCACCTATCTCGCAGACGGTCGATCGCGACTCAGGTACTTTCGGAGTACAAACTTACAACTATGGTGACGTAGAAATCGCCAGTAAAGTAGGCTGGGATAATTATAAAAGAGTAGCAGATGGTATCATGACGCTACTAAATTCCACAGGACTTCTTCATGGATATAGTTTCAACTCTTGGAGTGATTCTGTAACCTACGACAATGCATTCGTAGAAGAGTGGCTTAGGTCTCCTCAAACATCTCTCTATTACTCTCTTCAAGTAATGGGAGACACTCAAGATAAATCAGATGCATATGCTGCACTAGATGCAGAAGATGTTGAAAATTATTTGGAGGACATTTTAAATGAAGAAATTACCTGTGATTGTCAAGAATGAACCCTTACGAGAAACTATTAAACAGAAAAAGAAAATGGACACCAGTGCAGACAACTGCCGGATTATGCAAGGACGGGTCAGAAGCTGCGATTCACCGTGCACTTGCGTTACGACACATGGAATTACCAGTAGGAGATTTTATCCGTGATGGATTGGATACCGACGTACCAAAACTATCGAGGAAGTTACTGGAATCAAATATCACCGACGAGGAAAATCACGACCTGGCACTTGGTTACATTGCCAATGCTTACGGTGTTGATGAAAAAGCTGAATCGGAAGCTTTTCGGCTCAGGGAAGCTTGGACTTCGCATCCTGATCATACGATCCTCAAAGCGATGGTTGCCGAACGTGCGATTTTCTTCGTTCTTCTACCATTCTTCCGCTTTAATGGTGACGCTGGAATGCGAACAGTCAGCGCGGATATAAGTAGAGATGAACAAATTCACGTTGCTGCCAATAGCATTGTTTGTCGGGAGCTGGGGCTTACTGTCAGTCCTAGTCTTGATAAACTCCGCAAGGCAACTATCAATTGGGTAATGCAACCCCTAGGTATTAATACTACCGATAAATATTTAGATAAAAAATTTTGGCTCGATTCTAGTGATCGCTTAATGTATGAGGGCAAAGCCCCTGAACTTTCGGCAACTAAATCAGCTAGAATGCCGGCCTTCTTCGAGCATAGTAATGTCAATCTCCCCCAATACGCTTGAAGTTCTAGGGATGAATTCCCGTGGACTTGTAGCTGCATTAGAAGAATCATTCCCACCAACAAACCCTAACCCTGAAGATACAATGGAAAAAATTATGTACAGGTCTGGTCAACGCAGTGTTGTTGAGTGGATCATTAATTATATGGAGGAGAACTAAAATGTCAGTTAGATTTGATGCTCGCCCTTTTGAGTACAGACGGCCAAATGATAAATATTATTTTGACAGTGATGTTGAAACAGGTGGATGGGAAAGTAACCCGCACTCTTACGACTGGCTTGATCCTTTGTATAAGTATTCAGAAGGTCGTGTTACAGATGCTGCCCGTACATTAGGTATCACTAATGTAAGTAATCCTGACAAGGTAAATAGGATTTTATCAGAAATCCAAACTGGTGGTGCAGCTCGGCTCGCTGCAGCAGCAAAAGAAAATGCTGCCAGACTACAAGCTTCATCTGACGCAGCCGCAGAAGCCAATAGAAAACAATTACTACAGATTCAAGGTGAAAGGTCTGCTGTCTCTAAAATGACGCAAGATTATACAGCCATGTTGCAAAAAGAAGCTGACTCAAAAGCCGCGGCACAAGAAAAAGCAAGAGTTAGTGCTGCTACTTCTGCTGCAAACCAAGCGCGTCAAGGTCAAACAGCTAACCTACAAATTCAACCAGCATCTTCTACACCACAAACTGCTGGTACACAAGCCTTTAAACGAAGAAAGGATCAATTTAAAATTTCTCAACAACCTAGATATATGGGTATTGGCGGAGACGTTCAAATGCCTGGTTTTAAAGCCCCAATGATTAATCTCTAATGACTGCTAAATCAAGTTATGACAGATTGTCTTCAGACCGTTCCCAGTTTCTAAATAGTGCTAGACAAGCAGCAGATCTAACTCTACCTTATCTCATCAGAGAAGATGAGCACTTTACAAAAGGTGCTCTTAAACTACCTACTCCCTGGCAATCAACAGGAGCCAAAGGTGTGGTGACGCTTGCAAGTAAACTTATGCTTGCATTGCTACCTCCACAAACCAGCTTCTTTAAACTCCAGGTTAATGATATTAATCTTCCTGAAGATCTTGGTCCAGAAATTAGATCAGAAATGGACTTGTCGTTTGCTAAGATTGAACGCACAATCATGGAATCTATTGCAGCTTCCACTGATCGTGTTATCGTTCATCAAGCATTAAAGCATTTAGTAGTAGCTGGTAATGCTCTTATCTTTATGAGCAAGGAAGGGCTTAAGCTCTATCCTCTTAATCGCTATGTAGTAGATAGAGATGGTAACGGTAATGTTATAGAAATTGTAACAAAAGAAACAATCTCGAAAAAATTACTTAAAAAATTTTACCCGGATTACAAAGAAGATTCTACCAACAAGGTCTCTGATAATACAACAGGACCAAATGATGAATGTGATATTTATACACATGTCAAGTTGGATAACAACCGTTGGATCTGGCATCAAGAAGTATACGATCAGATCCTTCCCAAGTCTATGGGTAAGTCACCTGTTGACAGTAACCCCTGGCTTGTGCTACGCTTTAACCATGTAGACGGAGAGGTCTACGGACGTGGTAGAGTGGAAGAGTTTATTGGTGATCTAAAGTCACTTGAAGCTCTGTCACAAGCCATCGTTGAAGGCAGCGCAGCAGCTGCTAAAGTAGTGTTTACTGTTTCACCAAGCAGTACTACCAAACCAGCCACGCTTGCTAAGGCAGGCAATGGTGCTATCATCCAGGGACGACCTGATGATATTGGTGTGGTGCAAGTTGGTAAAACAGCTGACTTCCAAACTGCTTATCAAATGATTGGGTCTTTGACTCAACGTTTGAGTGAAGCATTCCTAATCATGAACGTTAGGGACTCTGAACGCACAACAGCTGAAGAGGTTAGGATGACACAATTAGAACTTGAACAACAACTTGGAGGACTATTCTCCCTACTAACTGTTGAGTTTCTTGTACCTTATCTAAACCGCAAACTTTCTGTTGCACAAAAGACTGGAGAGATCCCACGCTTACCTAAAGGTGGTATTGTTAAGCCAACAATTGTTGCTGGTATTAATGCACTTGGTCGTGGTCAAGATCGTGAAAGTCTAGGTCAGTTCCTACAGATCATTGCACAAACTATTGGACCTGAAGCTATTGGACAGTTCATCAACACTGATGAAGTTATCAAACGTCTTGCAGCTGCCTCTGGTATCGACGTACTCAACCTTGTGAAGAGTATGGAAGAACAACAAGGTGAACAGCAACAAGCTATGCAACAACAACAAGCAATGGCTGCAC